GTTTTATAATCATATTCCATATCTAGTCCAACAATTTCTAAGGTACTTAATTCGCTTGTTATTGTATTTTGGACTACCAACTTGTCACCTATATAAAAATTATTTACTTTATCCCATCTTGTTGATAATGAACCGGACTCCTCTATATAATATGTACATGATGGGGAATCTGTCCATGTTGTTCCATTTTCTAATGTAATTCGTATAAATAGAGTTTCAACTGATGCGGATGCTATTCCTTCTAATGAGGAAGAAGTTTCTAACAATGTATTAATTGTTCGGTCTAAAGTAGATTCCCATCCATATAATAAAACATTCTGTCCATTCGATGGAGAATTATCATTTAAATCAGTAAAATCTATCGATTTGATATAGTCTCCTAATTGGTAAGTATCCAAACTTCTAAAAGAGCCGGTATAATCTAATATTAACGAATCATCATCGGTGTGATAATCTAATGATGAAAAATTACCCAATCCTTTGTTTATATACTTATATCTACTTTTTTGATTTAATCTTCTACTTCCACTTATAAATTCATTTTGTAAAAATGAAAGTTCCATAACTGCTGATGTTGTATAACCTCCCATATTGATAACATCTAAGTTAGAACCATATATTATATCAATACTTCTTATTATATTCATCCTATTATTTAATATGTTTTTTTCATCTAATATAAACTCTTGTATCAAATTGTTATCTTCGGCAATTAATTCACTTTTAAATTGAATCAGTTCAGATACCGATTCTAATGAATATAATCCGGGCAATTCAGCTTGATCGTATGCAGGATATCTATGTTTAATTAGAATATTGGGTTCATTTGGATGTTCTAAATCTAAAGAATTTAAAGAATCATAATCAAATTCATTGTTAGAAATGTATGTTTTTGGTATATATTCAGACCCACTCATCAACGAAACAAATTCATATTTATCCGCACAATAAGTTTCATCTATCAATGCGGTTGTATCGTATGCTTGTCTTAAAATAAATTTAGTGGATGTATCTTCAATATATGGTACCGTTACCGAATTTAAAGGTACTGTATATCCAAAATATTCGATACCATTCAATTGACATTTCTCTTTTAAAATATCAGCAAATCTATATTGCTTTACATTTTCGGGAAGATATGATTCCATATCAGTCCAAATAAAATGCAACTGATTTATATCATTTGATACCATCATTTCAAATAATGGGTCATAATTTAATAAATCTGCTCCACTATTATAAATGGTTGTATTGGTATTGATTTCCAATACTTTAACCGAATCACCTTGTTGTAGTAGGTCTGTACCTATTATAGTTCCTTTCATATTTGTGTTTTTTCCTTAAATATATATATTTAAATTATAGATTTTTGTTCTTTTTTATCCATACCATTACCATATTGTTTATCAACACCCATCCATTTATCTAATGGACATGGGTTTATTACTTGTGAGAATATCTTCTTAGAAACCGGACACCCACATCCATCACATATAGCCGACCACTTCCTTTTCTTAAATAATTGCTTATAGTTCTCGCATTTTGGATTAGCATCATCTCCTGTACAAATTTCTAATCTTTTTTTGGCTAAAAAGGATTCTTTCTCAGTTGGGTTCTCAGCTATCCACCATGATTTTATAACATCAGCGAAATCAATCATATTAATGTTTTAACAACTTTAGGGATATCATAGATATCATAAATTTGATTATATTTTCTAATAAATGTTTCATCTAAACTTAACTTGGAATTAAAGTGTTTACTTGAATTACTTTGTTCAAGTTTAAATTCTATTTCTAACTTATTAGAAACCCACTCTTCCAATTCGTTTAATTTTTTAAAATCAAACCATTTGATTCTAGGGTCATTATTATGGTATTGGGATGGTGGAGTAATTAATATGTTAACCATAGCGGATATCTGTGGGTGGATATCTTTAAATTTTTTATTACCCACAATTCTTTTAATTATATTAACCTTATCTTTTATGTTTACTAAATTTTCACTGTTATAAAACAATATATCATTTACTTCTAACTGCGTAAACCTTTCAAAAGTATCATAATCTCCCATTCTATGAGTTTCATCTATAACATGTTTCCATAGAGATAAAAAACGTTCATGTCTATCTCTCCTTACTGATATAACATCATATTGATTACCAAATTTTTTTTCTAAACTTGTCAATCTCTCATGTGCATGTTGAATATTATCTGCAATATATTCATTATCATGTGATACATCTAACTCTATTTTATTCAATCCTATAATTGTATCATAATGTTCAATTTTAATCCCTTTTTTAAGACAAGTTATATAAAATGAAGTCGATGCACTTCTAGGTAAACTTACAAATATAAATTTATTATCAACTAACATTATATTAAGCTACTTTGTTTTTTTATATTTTCAAATCCAACATTTCCTGCAATTACTATCCTATCAATTGTTGAGTTAGGAGAGGTATTTGGACTATGCGGCATATCTGCCTCCATTATAATTAAATCATCTTCCTCAGGTCTAATCCAATACTCTTTTTTATTTTTACCGCTAAAATATAGAACACCATCCTCGCCATTCATTACATCTGGCATTTGAATGTAATAAACATATGTATAATGTGGGGTGAACGATTTAGTTTGCTTGTTTAGTTCAGTATGGATGTGGTATTTTTTACCATTATGAAAATTTTCTTGAACTGGATTATGTGAACGAACTACATTTACCCAAGCATCTGTATTAATTTTATTGTAATTTGTATTTTTGTCTTTATGAATTTCTATACATTTATTAACGCCAAGCTGAACTATTTCATCCAATTTTGTTTCTATTTTAAATTCACCAATAAAATTTAAATTTTCATTCCATTCAATTTTATAAGAAAATCCATCGGTTTTAACATAGGGTTGAGAATCAATAACAATATTAGCCTCTTTTAGTAGCTCTAATTTATTATTTGTGTGATTTAATTTTGTTTTCCAAATATATGTATCATTATCAAAGTATATCTTTTCCATTTATATCAAGCTTTTTTTAATTTTTTGATTGTGACCTCTCCATATACATCTATAACTATACATACTAAAAACAGGGAATTCTTTACATCCAATTGTATTCATAATATCATCTCCGGATTGTATATGTAAAACTTTATCATTTTCCAACAATTTAGCCAGTCCATCCGGTAGTTTCATATCGTATAGTTCTTTCCAAAAAGGAGTATCGTTTCTATAGCAGTGATAGTGATATCTAACAAACAACATATTTTGTTTATTAATATCTTCCATATACTCATTATAACTTTCAATGTGATGTTGGTTTTCAAATCTACTATCACCTAATTTATCTATAAATTGTAAAGACATTATAAGGGTCATTACAGAAGTTGCTTCTAATGGTTCTAAAAATCCACCCGATAACCCAATACCTATACAATTCTTAACCCAGCTTTGTTTATAATGACCGGCATCATATTTGAAAGTTTTAGCTATTGTTATTTCTCTACCCAAATACTTCTCTACCTCAGATTTAGCTTCATCGGCACTTATATACTTGTCAGAAAATGCATAACCATTACCATATCTCCCTCTAGTTGGTATCCTCCACATCCACCCAGCATCCATTGCTATACATTTTGTATTTGCTTGCTGCCTTAATTCAAAAGTAGTATCTATTGGTTCAAAGAATGCTATTGCTGAATTAGTTGTTAATTGGTCTGCGTATGAAATCCATTCTGATTTATATTCATTTCCGATTACCAACCTTGCAAAGCCACTACAATCAAAAACAAAATCCGTAGGTATAATATCACCGGTTTCCAATTTGATATCTTTTATATTATCATCGGAATCCTTATTGAACCCCGTTATAACAGAATCTATCCAATTGATACCTCTTTCTAATGCTATATTTTTAAAATACTCAGCTACTAATCTTGCATTGAAGTGATACCCATAAATCTTATTATTGTTTAATTTTCCAAAATCATGTAGAAATTCACTACTTTTATCAGGCGACCAATTTACAAAATCAATTCCTTTTTTTAATACCGTATCAGTCTTTATAATAAAATCATTTTCATCAATACCCAAATCAGCAATTACACCTGGAAAATTAGGTGTAGAACCTTCACCTGCACCTAATATACCAATTTTAGAACTTTCTATTAAAGTAATATCACCCATTTTCCAAAATCGCTGAGCATACAATGCAGTTAACCAACCCGCCGTTCCTCCACCAACTATTACTACTTTTTTCATAACAAAGTTTTTTTATATCCTTCTATTTTTTCTAAAGATACCCAATTTACCAAAGAATATCTAACTCCTTTTTTAACGGGTATTACTCTATGTAATATATTTGAGAAAAATATATAAAGGTTTCCTAACCCTCTTTCAAATGCGTAAGTGTTTCCGTTGTAGTCTTTCAATTGCAAATACCCACCTTCATATTCATCATTTAACTGAATAACTATTGAACAATACCTATCTTTATATTCATTATTATCGCTATCTGTGTGCCAATTATAATGCTCACCTACTTCATATTTTGTAAATTGATAAGGGCCTATACCCGTTACATCAAATCCTTTAATATGTATATTTTCTTTCAATACCATTTTCAATCTTTCATCTATAATATCTATATTATCTATAAATGCAATTGATGATTTTCTAACATTAGTATCAATAGTATCATTCATTACCTTTGCAGGTTTTAAATCTAATTCTTTTAAATATTTGTTTAAAATAAGGTTACATTCATCTTTCGATAAAAATTCCTTAATCATAACATGTTTATTATCGTTGTTCATTATATTAAATTTTTTAATATTTTGTTTTTAGCAGCAGTGTTATAATTTATTACAAATCGATTTCCTTTAGT